AACAATCAGGGGGGGTAGGCGTGGTGGCTAAAAAAACACGCATAGGCTTCGCTGCTTTACGCCTATTACAATCACCACAACAGGCTACCAAATTTTCCATATTAATAGCGTTGTGTAATGAGTCATCGATTGCCAAAGGCACAACATGATCCACCTGGTTGGCTTCACCCTGGCAGTAGAAGCATGTGTAGTTATCTCGCCTTAACACCATCAACCTAGCCTTTTTGTAGGCTGTTTTGCCCCGATGGTTGCCTGCTTTGGTACTCATTAGTAATGACCTCGCTTTTTATGATGAGCCAATGCTTTACATGTATCACCAGAATACCTATGACTTATATATTTAAGGCCTAAATCTATTTGCTTAAATGGATTAGTCTCTTTCATCTTTAACAGTTGAGGTATACCAAATGCAGTGCTTTTGCTATTCCGGGCTGTTGGTCTCCAGTTGCTTTCATTACGCCACAATATAACTAAGCATCTGTACTGCTTATCATCTAATACTTTCATGTGTGCATATAACTTATATAACTCAGTATCGTTTGAATATGCAGGTATTGTAGAAGCCGCTGTGAAAACAGTAAGCGCCCCCAATAGCGTAGTGAGTCGCAGGCGAGCCATCCGCAGTTGCGGCTCGCGAGCGCGACCAAAGCGTAGCACCCTAGTCAAATACCGTTTCATAAGTTGTTCACCTAACCTTGCCCATATTGCTCTGATGTAAGGCTTTAGTTCCCTTTTCTCCTAATGCAAACAAGAAAGTTTGAAAACTGATTTGCTTTGCAGTGCCACTTGGACGCACGAACTCTAAGTTGTACGGTGTTTTGGCTATTGCATCTGCCTTCTCCCACAAATGGCCAAACCATTTACTACGGGATACCACTAACAACGCAATCCCATTGTTGTTTTCTATGAACTTATCTACCCAGGGAGTTGGTTTGCTAAAAGGTGGGTTCATCCAGACAAACTCCCCACCCCACTCTTGGGATAGGCCGTCATTGGCCTGACTAAACCAACGCTTTGTAGGCAACCAGGGAATACCTTGTTCAGGGGCTGCTACATCGATGTCGAACTCCACACCCAATGCCTCAAATAGCCATTTAGGCGTGTAATGGTCATCGCTTGTTGTTTTGCCTGCTACAACATCGAACAAGGTATCGCTCATAGGTTGTTCACACATCTTTATCCACAGGCATGTGTATAGACATAACACCAAGTACCCCACAGCCCATGCACTCCAGCACATGTACATCGGGCGGCAAGGTGTCGGTAACGGTTACTGTTTTGTGTTTCTGTATTTTCTTGCATACTCGGCAATTAGTCGATGCTGTTGCCATGTGTGCTACTCCTTAGATCGCTAATGGGAAATAGGTCGCGCTGAGTAACCCAGTAATTATCCTGGCCTTTATGATGAAAACAGGCCTGCCTAGCCATGCTCACAGGTATCCAACCTGCTATGTAATATGCCGGGCTGCGACCAGTTACCAACACGGCCACATCTTGCTGCCTATCGGTCTTGTTGATTATCAGGCTGCCGTTGTCGTACTTAGTCCATTTGACTTCAAGCCTGCTACCTACATCTGCTTCATTTTTAAAGGTGTTAAGCGTAGGTTTAAAGTTGCGTAGCCCAAAGAATTGAGCCACAGCCATCTCAGCACCTACAGCCTCAGCGTTTTCACCTATGAATTCATGCAGGCTAATGCCTTTGTTAAACCTGCCTGGATGATCGGGGCGGCCTTTAAGGGCGTAAACCCGGGCAAACCCCACTTGATGTGCCTCAATCTCTTGCGCGTAATCAAGCACCACGCGGTTCATTGTTGGCAGGCCAAGCAAATCCATAAGGTGTCGTACACATCTTGGCCATGTAGTTTGGGTGCAAAATGCTGGCCTTTGTCGCACCACTCGATCGCAGGCGGCACAACCTCATCGCGCAATTCCGTGCCGTCTTTTTCAACGCGTAGGCGTTTGCCTGTATTTAGGTTGATTATCTCAAATTCACCCATTTGGCTTCACCTCGCTAATGATTTTGTTTAGCCGTTGATGTATACGCAACAGGCATTTATCTTTATCCTGTGATTGCTTCAGGATGGCATTGGTACTCATGCGGATGGCGCTAAATTCCAACGATGTTTTATCGTCATCATGTGCCTGCTTTAAAACCATTTCGATCATTGATACAGCAAACTCCAACTGTCTGATGCTGTTCATAAAGGCTTGGTCGCTCATTACTTTACCCACTCTGCAGGGCATTGTGGCTTTGTAGGAGAAGCACAAACCCATCCTTTGTAGGCGTTGCCAGTTTTTGTGCTTACGCCTTCCTTCCAGATGCGCCGACCATGTGAGCATGTAGGCACGGTTTCGGTGATCTCGCCACCTAACTGTGATTTAAGCACCTCAACGGCTGAACCAATCGATATGGCGCTGCCTTCGCTAGCAGGCACGGTTGCCCATACATCGACTATTGGCGCATTTTCTACTTGATCCATGTTTTGCTTAGTAGCCCGGGCTTCTACTGGCATAAGTAGGCTGATGCACCTACCAATGGCAGATGTAACTGTATCCTCGACCATCCAGCGTTTCATGTTTTCTCGGTAAAAATCTTGACGGCCAAAAGCGTAATCTACGGCCGCTGGCACAATATCCTCATGTTCCCGATAAACGCGAGCGCGTACCAGGATGTAACCCTTAACTAGATCACACTCCACAATGTCGGTTTCAATGCGGCCAACAGGGTGTGCTGCTCTAAACCGCTTAATACGAGCGTTTACATCCTCATATTCATCAAAGTTAATCATTGAGACACCCGGCGATCTGCACCAATGCGCATACCTGCAGCGCGGCCACGTAGGTATCCATCCTTACGGCCTGCCGTTACTCCCATTGAGTAAAACATAACCGCTATGCCTAGCGTGTACAACATAGCCCACGCAAACAACATTTCCATATCCATTTTAGCCCCTTAGTTTAGTTTTATCCTGGCCTTCCAACCATTACTAAAAGGGTAAAGCGCAGCACCGACATAAAGCAAGGTTAGACACGCCAAAGTCTAAGGTTTTATTTCCTCATCCTGTTGTTTAGGCTTAGATTTAAGGCCGTTACTAGCCAGTACGCCACCTAAACTGCCTGTTAAAAATATCGTTAGCGTGGTAAGTAAATCTATAAACGCCCGATCATTAGGCGCTTGGTTGCCAATAGGTTGAGTTACAAAGATAAGGGCATAAAGCATGCCCAATACGCTAAAAGCAAATACCAATGCCAGGGTACAACCGATAAACACAATTAGCCTGGCATGTAACTGCTCAGGTGTTAGGCGCTTCATATACTTCTTTTGGGAGTAAATCCCGGGTGCATGTACCCACCACTTCACAGGCAGGCGGTTGGCACTCAGCGTTTGCCCAGTTTTCGTACTCTTGGCACTCATATCTCACCCATCCTTGATAGCCACACCCTGATAGGAGCAGCGATAAGGCCACTGCCCCTATCAACCTGCGCATTACTTTTTGCCTACGCCAAACTCTTTCGCCTTTGGGTCAATGGCTTTTAATGCTGGTGCTATTGCTGCCGCTAAAAAAGCGTTAGCAAGTGTGCGTGGATCAGTTACACCTGCCATGTAAAGCGCAGCCACGGCTGCTACCGCTGCGCGGCCATAACTTAGTGCTATTGCTTTAATTTGCTCCTGCATTTTTGTCTCCGTCTAGCCCTAATTTTGTAGTTAGTTTTCTTGCTTGCTCTGGGGTAATCGATACCTCAAAGTGCATCTCATCCTTACGGTTGCGGTAATCGCCGCCCCATGTAAGACCATATTTTTTAGCCAGGGCGCGTATCATTGGCACTTTTTCCGCTGGAAATGTACCTATCTTGCCTAGCGCGTGCTGTGTGGCATTTAGGTCAATGGCTGTACCGCTACTGTGGCACGATAGTTTGTCTGTTGTACCGCGTACCATGCGGAAGGCATAAGCCCAATCATCTAGTTTGCCTTTATCGATCGGTTCAATAAGGGCGTGAAATTCTGCAGCAAATGCAGCCAATAGTGGCCCGGCATCTTTGGCGCACCTAATCTTAATTGCTGTGCCTTTAATTGAAAATGGCTTTACGCCGATCTCTGCTTGGTCTTTACTAGCAGGCCATCCGTTGTAACTAGTTAGCATTTAGAGACTCCTTTAAATCTAATTCACATCTTTGGCAATTCCATCGATATAAATCATTTAAAAATAATTCTGTGTGTCCACACTGCGGGCGTGGAGCAATAAAAGCATCTGCATCTGCATCGTATTTGTAACCGATACCTGCATAGTTATAGCGGATATTGCCATTGTAAGAAGTTTTTACCCAAATGCCGCCAAGATTATCTAATAACCATTGATAGCCTTCATCGCCATAAGGGTCATTGTTATCGCCGCTAAGCACTCTAATAACTATATTTTGCGTATCTAATTCTGCCCAACTACTCATTTTGCATACCTCACAATTACTAAACCTTTACCACCGTTACCGCCTGCGCCTAATCCACCGTTACCGCCACCGCCACCGCCGCCTGTGTTAGCAGTGCCGTTAGTACCAGTTGGAGTTACTGAGTTACCAGCCGCACCGCCACCACCTAAACCACCAGCACCAGGATTTGTAGATGCGTTAGTGCCGCCACCGCCACCACCTGCATAGTAATAATTTCCACCTGATAATTGACCAGTTGAAGTTGCTGCACCAAAAGCGTTTAATGTATTAATTGTTGAATTAGTAAGACCAACGCCACCTGCGCCGCCATATCCACCGCCTGCGCCTGTGCCAGGATCATTACCTGCTTGTCCTACTGCGCCAGCACCGCCGCCGCCGCCTGAACCTAGCGCACCAAAAGATGCAGGTATTCCCGATCCTGTGCCGCCAGCATTACCGTAACCTGTTGCACCGCCAGAGTTTCCTTGAGTTGCAGAACCTCCAGGCGCAGAAAATTGACCTGAACCACCGCCACCTGAGCCACCATTTGCTCCATTAGTAGATCCAGGGTTAGCAGATCCTCCACCACCGCCGCCGTTGGCAGTAATTGTGTCGAATACTGTGTTATTACCTGTTCCACCTACTGCATAAGATGTTGCACCTGCGCCGCCGTTACCAATAGTTGCTGTGTAACCAACTCCGCTTGAAGCCGATCTACCAGTTTGGTAAAGAAAACCACCAGCACCGCCGCCGCCTGCACGGTCATAACCACCACCAGCACCACCTGCAATTACTAAAACATCGCATGTTAAAGCCTGTGATGGTGTAAAAGTGCCATTACCTGTAAAAGTGTGATAAAAAAATGAAGCATCGCTTGTAATCGTGCCGCCTGTTGCTTTTGGTAATGCAGGCTGAAAAGCGCCAATACCTGTAAGTATATTAGCGATCATTAGGCTATTGCACCCACAACATACCAAGTGTCTGTACCAGTTTTAATACAGGCTGCAGATTTGTACTGGCCTAAAGTTGGAGATGCTGCAGTTGCCCCGGCACTTAGCACGGTAGTAGTGCCAGGTGTAACAGCGGAAATTGTTGTAACGCCCACGCCTATTGATAAAACTGTAAGCACCGTGCCTATGGGATAAGCGGTAGTGGCATTTGTAGGTATCTTGAACGCTACAGCCGTAGCCTTATTCATTACAAATAACTCTTGGTAATTATCGTTAGTAGTCGCTGTGTAGTCATCTGTCTGCGTATTTACGTCAAATTGCACTAGCGAGTTCATCGTGGATGAAGTCAGCACATCCCCGGTTACGGTTGGAAAGCCTGATATTGCCATTTCTATCTCCTTAGTAAGAAAGCGTGTTAGTACCTAAAACGCCATATTGTGTGCTGTTCAATACAAACGAGTCTAAAATAGGTTCTAGCGTAGTAAATTGTACGCGCCACCTGTTCGGATTTATGCTCATAGCCACACCAAAGATTTGCAGGGTTTTGACTAGGCTAGTTGAGCCTGGCTGAGTAGTCTGCACTGTAATTGGGTCAAAAAAATCTAAGTCTAAGGCTGCAACTATGCCTGCATCGTAGTTTTCTGTGTAAAGGTCTAGCACAATGGAGTCGCATCTAACGCTAGTTTCGGCACGGCTAGCGACATAAGCCCGGGCATAATCCAAAGCCACGGCATCGGTCTGCATTAGCAGGTCTGATTGGGTGTAACTATGCAAAAAGTATTTATCAATCGATGCCTGATTTGTAGCCACCTGAGTACTGCCGCCGCTGCGTGTGATGTTGGCCTGGTTGTAAATAAGCACATCGTTTAGCACCCAGGCTGCATCAAAGTAAAGCAGGCCAGGTGAGCCATCATCGGTGAAAACTGTAGGCGTGGCGGCCACGCTTGATGAAGTAAGCGCACGATCCTGAAATACAAATGAGCCTGTGGCATCTACATAAAAAGCGCCGTATTCGCTGGTCGAAATCGTTTGGCATGCCTGTAGTGCCGTGCGTGCTGTGCCTGGATCAGCCTGCATAGTTGTCTGCCCGGCATCAATATCGCGCATACTTGCAGGCCAAGATATAGCATCCAAAATATCATTAATCCGCGCACCGCTTAATTGGCCAGCGGATGTATCTGGCACGGTAGTTATCTGTGCATTTTGCGCTAATCTAAAAGCATCTACCGCTGTAATGGTTGTGTAAGTAACATTGTCGTTTGACTCCTGCGGTGTAATGGTTTGATAGCCAGTAATAAAACCGCTGAAAACAGGATAGGTAACGCCGTTATGTGTGGCAGTAATTTGTAGTTTACGCATAGGATTAAGCAGCCCTGCGTAAGGCCCTGTTAAATTTTGTGGGTTAAAGTCTCCGTTTTGATCCACAATCCGCATGGTGCAAGTACCAGTTTGAAATTGATCGGCCTCAGCATTACGGCCGCGGCGCGTAGTAACCCCATCAACCTGGCTAGATACATCGACAATTAGCGCAGCGTTATCTGCCAAAATGTTTGTGCCAATGATGCCCTGGCCAATAATCATGGCCTGTGCAAAAGCAGGGCCAGTACCAAAGTTAATAAAAGCGTTTAGCGTAGGTACTGCCATTATGGAAGCGCCCCTGCAAATGTGAGGTTATCGCCCATGCGGTTTAACTTTTGAATTACGCGCTGCATAGTTTCCGTTAGCGCATCCTCGCTACCAAGCGGTGTGTTAATTGTTATGTTATTTACTCCACCGATTGATGAACCTGGCACTGCGGTACGCAATCCGCTAATTGTGTTTAAGTATTCGGCCAATGTTCGCTCGCTGCTTTGTGCTATTGTCTCAGCGATTGTTGCGGCTTCATCGGCAAACGCGGCTGCTAGGTCTGCCTCGATTGCTACCGCCTGCGCTAATACCGGGTTAGCCATGCCTGTATTTGGGTCTATCGCGCTGGCTTGGAAATTCTGAATAGGAGCGCCACCAAGCGTAATAGTCTTTACTCCCATAGCGGCTAAGCGTGCAGCCTCAGCCAAGTTATTTAAGGATATGGCTGCAAAGTATTCTGCCTGCATCTTAACTGCATTGGCCTTATCTAACTCAGCCATGCGCTTGGCTGCGCTGTTGGCATCCTCATCCATGATTGTAAGCAGGCTACGGATGCGTGCTTTTTCTGCTTCATCTTTTGAGTTGGCTAGGGCTGTTTCCAGGTTTATACGGTCTACATCAAACTTCTTTTTAAGCGCATCTAATTCGGCTTGCTTCTTTTTCTCGGCTACCTCAGCGGCATTAAGTTTGTTTTTCTCTTTAACTATCGTATTTTCTTTTTTGATAGTTGCAACGAGTTTGGCACGCTCGGCCTGCTCAACAGTAAAGTACATCGATGTAGGGCTATATGGCGCATTTTTTATGCGCTCTTTTCTGCCAACGCTGGCTAGGTAGCCACTATTCATAAACGCGCTAAAACCTTTGGCTAGTAAACCACCAGTTTTTGTTTCGTTTTTAAACTTGCCAAATAATGAGGATACGCCAAGCAAAGCATCGGATGAACTTTGGGCAAACTTTTCCATTTCCTCTGTTGCTTTAGTAATGCCATCAGCATCGCCAAGCGCCGAGATGCTATCCAATATACCTTTGCCAATAATTTCTTTTACATTGGCAGATGAAACAGCAAGGGCATCCATTTGGCCTGCGTAAGTTTTTGTTGCCGCTAGGCCTTGCCCTTTAAATCTTGCGCTAAGCGCCGCTGTGATCTGCTCCATATCACCAGTTTTTAATATGGTTTTGTCTAAACCTGCGCCAAGTCGGCTCAACGCTGTAGTTTGCCCTGAGTAACCCTTTGCCAATGCCGCGCTTACGCTGGCTTC